CGGAGGGGCCACCCTTAAAGAAGTTGTTAAGGCTATGGGCGGAACTGTTTCTAAAACTAAAACATTAACGGCTGCTGATGTTTTATCTGCTAATGAAGGCAGAAATATGGAAGATTTAAAGAAAACCGCTAAGGGAGCAAGTTTTGGAGATCTTACTGATGTTGCACGTAAGCGTATTATTAATAAATATAAATTAAAGGAAAATGATACATTTGAATTTGAAGGTAGAACCTACAGAGTAACAATTGGAGAAGATTCCTGGATGGATGCCAAGGCTGTAAAAAGAGCCGCAGGAGGACCGTTTGTTCCTGGACAAGTTTATACACTCAATGATGGTGGTAAAACAGAAGGTATTAAGTTTAATACATCAGGAACAATATATCCAAATATAAACACTGCTCCAAGGTATGATATACCTTCAAATAGAATAAACGGAATGAATGGGATATCTGGTAGTGCATCTTCTTCAAATTGTGTGTATAATGTTAACATAGCGCTTAATGGAACAAATGTAAGCGTTGATGAAGTTGTAATGAGATTTAAGCAAGAGCTTTCAAGAATGGGAGCTAAAGAAGGAAGAATTAAAACTATGGGAGCTGGTGTAGTATGACAACAGTAAAATTACCTAGAGGCTCTATACTACAAATAGAGGCAAAAGATTTATTGGCAACCCCAGCTGGCTCAACACTTATTTGGAATAAGGTTACAGAGCACAATAGATCTGAGTTTAGCATGTCTATTGAAAGAATAGAAAAATCTGTTAGAACTTCAAACGGAACACTAAGAAAAAATTACATTGCCGATAAAAGAATTTTTTCTACATCGTGGGATATGCTTCCTTCATACAGAACATTTACCGTAGATGGTGGGTGGGGAGCAGAAGACATAAGAACATTTTATCTATCTGATGCTGGAAAGGCTCCTTTTAATATTAGAATTAATCTGGCAAAAACTGGATCAGATCAATCTTCTTCTGGATATGAATCGGCAACAGTAATGTTTAGCTCATGTAATTTTACTCTTATTAAAAGAGGTACACAGCCTTTTTGGAATGTTTCATTGACGTTGGATGAAGTATAATGATATCGGCTCTGGAGTCTACTAAAACAAACATCAATCAAAGCGCATCTTTAAAGCTAAGATCTGGATGCACATTTGAATACAACATGAATAGAATGGTAGATAATGTTGTTGCAACAGGAACAGAATATACTGCTCCAGATGGCAGCAAGCCATTTAAAAAACTATTTCCAATTGACTCAGTTATTAAGCCTAATAGGCCATTAGCGGCAGGAATTAAATATGCAATTAGTGGAGATGTAACACAAAATAGCTATAGAAACCCTAAATCAATCTCCTATCCTATTGACTATAGGACATATTATCCTGGAGCAGATACTTTATATAAATATTATGTATCTCCAAAGGGTGTTGGACTATCAGTAACTTTAACTTATCCAAAAACAATTTTAACAAACAAAATTGTAGCTAGATTTGAACTTGGTCACTCAACTCCAGCATCATGGACAATATCTGGAAATGGATCTACATTAGCAACAGGATCTTCTGCAAACATAATTGCATTTGGAAATGATAATGCTGGTACACTAACAATATATTGGAATGGTACAACATGGTCTACAACAGAACCGTCAACAATATCTGCACCAGTCAGCCTTACAAGCGTAGGAATTTCTACACCAGGAATTACAAATAAATACATTGGTCTCATAGAGCTTTGCCCTAAATGGGTAGTGGATGTTTCAGACAGGATAACAAATTTTTCAATGTCTAAAGAGTCTTCTACTGGCGCAGATGAAATTTTGCCTGTCGGAAAAATAACTGCAAACTCGTTGTCTTTATCATTAGTTTCTTATGAAGATACCAGAGTTGTTCAAACTTTTGACAAAACAAATAATTTTGACTCTTCAAAAGTATACCTATACAAACAAATTGAAATTAGGCCATACATAAAAATTTATCATTCTGGTGGTAATTTAACAGACTCGGATGGCTCCTATGAAAAAATAAACCAAGGTGTTTATTATTGCGACAATTGGAGAACAGAAGAGTTTGGTGAGATAGAATTAGAAGCCCTAGATTCTGCTAAACTTCTACAAGAGACAATGTGTCCGAACATTGTTTGCGAGGGATACTCAATTCCTGGAATTATAAGAAGATTGCTAGATGCAGTAGGATTTACATCATATAAGGTTAATTTGTTATCTACAGAAACATCACCATTAAGTCCAAAGTATTGGTGGTCGGACGATACAAAAACAGTCTGGCAAGCTTTGCAAGAAATTTGTAGAGATGCACAAATCACTGCTGTATGTGATGAAAATAACATTTTACAATTCTATAGCAGAGACTATATCTTTAGTCCTACACGTCCTGCTGATTGGCAATTTAGATACTCTTCTGATGGATTAAATTTAGCAAACATAATGTCTCTTGGCAAAACAGACTTGCCATCTGCTAATCAAATAAAAGTTTTGTGGAATAGTGTTACAACAAATGAATATGCTGGAGGATCTCAACAAATTTGGTCTTCAAGCAATAGTTTTATGGGAGCTCTTTCGCTAGAACAAAATCTACTTTCTACTATGGGTCCAGGATCTTTTGTTTCTTTAAAGGCTGTTGAGACTAATGAATATTCAGGCAATCAAATACTTTTTGAATACAGTGGATATTTAGTTATTGATTCTGAAATTATAGAATATGATGCTGTTGAATATCAATATGAAAAAGAAGATGGAAGTAAAGTTTTAGTTATAGTTCAAAGTGACGCAGATGTTCTTAAATTTTTAGGCCTTGGCGCAATTGGATCAGATAAATATCTAAGAACAGGAAGAGTAAGAATCAAATCCAGAGGAGCATTTGGAACAACAGTAGATAATCATTATGCTGCAGCACAGGATATACTAGATTCTTGGGGAGGATACGAAGTTAAATGGGTGTAAACACGACTACTCTTGAAGGAATTATGGCTGCATCTTGGGGCAACTTTTACGATGTTGGTAGAACACCAACTGCACCAACACCAGCACAACTTGCAATTCCATGGATATCTGCAGTTCCAACTTCACCAACAGAAGTTACAATTATAATTATGACGCCTTCGGTAACACCAGGAAGTTATCGTGGAGATCTTACCAAGGGTAGCTCTTTTAGTAGTCCAGATAGAACATTTAATGATGCGGATGGAATTTTTACATTTACTGGATTAACGCCAGGTGAAACATATAGACTTAGAGCAGCATGCCATGCAGTAGATCCATCAATATATGGAGCATACTCTTATGAAAGTTTTACTATGCCAAAAGCTGCAAATGTGGGTTCTATAGGGTCTACTTCAAATGGTGTTGCAGTTCCAAACAATGTACCTACAGGGTCATCTGGCAACGTAGAAAATAACACCAATGATTCGGGAGATGGAAATGAAGTTACTCCAGTAGTTCCTACTGGAAGTTATAATGCAATATCTGGAAATAGACAAGTTACTAGGTCTTTGTTTAAAGTAACCAATAATTCAAAAGACAAAGACGTGTATTCTATTGCTGTTAAAAATCTTGGGATATCAACATCTTCAGAGCACTATACTTTTGGATCAGCTTTATTTTTTCAAAGTAGTGTAACAAATACGGATGCGGCAGGAGGCTTTGGATTTTTTACAAATAATAACGGAATGAACGGATATTACGTTATGATGGAAACCACAACAAATCTTTCTGTTCATGGAGAAAAAGAAGTAAAAGTATTAAAGGTTGTTAATGGCAAAAAAACAATTTTATCTGACAGTCAAAATAGTGCTTCTTCTACAGCAAGCGGGGTCGTAGGTGCAAAAAACTATAAAATTGATATTAAGGTAAAAACAAGTTCTACTGTAAACGTTATAGATATTTATATTAATAATTTTAAAATATCTGCAGTTGATACTAGTGCCCCAAACACAACTGATCCAACAAAATTAGTTTTACCAGCAACAGCAAATGTTGCTTTAGTGTCTTCAGTTGGATCTTCAAACTTTGACTATGTATATGCTGCTCCAATTAGTGAAAGTCAGTATAAAACTGGAGTGCTTCAAAATGTATACAATGGACAATTTGCAACAACTACATTAGACTTTCTGTACGGAGAAAAAGTTTTAAGCAATTTTAATAAAGCAGATATCCCTGGAGGGAAGCTTGAAGAATTTGGAACAGTAGCTAGAGAATTAAGAAAAGTAACAGTAAAATATCAAGATAGACCAGCACAGCCACTTTATGCTTCTGTTGGAATTAATAAGTTTGTACAAGTGTTAGGGCAAAGACTTACAAGTTTTGGAGCAGAAATATATCTTTTAAATAACTCAGGAACATTTGTTCCTCTGAGCGATGGCCAATATAATTCATTTAACGTAATAGGAAATTATGTTGTTCCAACTGGACAGCACGAATATACTGATACTACAATAAACGAGTTTAGTACTCCAGAGCCAGCCATATTTGAATCTGTATGGATCCAAACAGAATCTGATGCAAAAAAGCTTTCTGACTGGATTAAAACTCAATGGTCAAAACAGCAGGTTATTTTAAATATGAATATATTTAGCAATCCGCTCATTAGCGTTGGAGACGTTATAACTGTAAATCATCCAGATAATGGTTTAGACGGCACAAAGAAATTTGTAGTAACAAATGTAAATCATACGTTTGATCAAGGACTTGATACATCTATAACGGCTAGGTCCATATATGTTTAAGGAAATGGTATAATAATAAAATGACTAGCAAAAAGATATCGACTACTGGAATTGGAAATGTTGCGCCAGTAACTGTTTATTCTAATTCTAAAGAAAATAACGATTTGAGCCCAAACTCTAAAATTGTTCTTCCAGGTAATGTTGTTGGTCCCATGAGCGTTGCTTCGCCTGATTTAGATTCAGACGAGATAAATCTTGAAATAACGCCAGAAGATGATCCAGCTGTTGTTGTAGGAAACCCAGATCCATTTTTGTATGGGGTCCCGCAGCTATCTGATATGCAACTAATTTCAAACTCTGTTGTTTATGATGCATCTGGAAATCCAAGCGTTACAGCAGTATTTAAAATTAAAAACTCTAGCGGAAGAGAATTAAAAGGAATAAATGTGAGGGTACAATCAGTATGATAACTAAATTCGGTAAAAGATTTTTAACAAACTACCTAGCGGGTAATGTAACTTTTGGTAATAAAGACATAGCTCTAGGTATAGGCTCAACAGCTCCAAACGCTAAAGGCAAAGACACCAGATTAGAGTTTGAGTTTTATAGACTGCCAGCATCTTTAGGAAGCATAAATATTGAACAAACTGGCGTGGACGGAGATGGAGAACCAGTCTTTGCTTATAGTGTAATATATCAAGCAACCATTCCTCAAGATATAGCTGGAATTATATCTGAAGTGGGCCTGTATCCAGGAATCAAGTCTTCAAAGAATAACTTTGATAGTAAGTTTCTAACTGATTTTGAAAATAATTTATTGTGGTCTGATGGATCATTTAATCCAATATTAAGACCTAACTCTGATTTATTTAAAGCAAAAATTGGAGAAAACATGGTGCAAGTAGATGTTACGTCTGCTAGTTCATCTAAAGAATATAAAAATTCTTTAATATCTTATGATATCTCTGGATATAGCGTAAACGACACAGTAACGGTTGCATACAAAAAAATGGACAACAATTTGTCAAAAATTAGAATAAAGCTATATAGTTCAGACACAGCATATTGCTTTGTTGACTTTACTCCAACATCTGGCACTGGAGATAGAATACAGTCACAATCTGTTGCAACCTTGTTTGCTAATTCTGTAAACAGCCCAGATCTAACTTTAATTACCAAAATAGGCGTTGAGGTATATTCAACTTCTGGAGGAGCTACCCAGGTTTATTTTGATGGCGTTAGGATAAATGACGAAGACACTTTTGATCCAACATACGGGTTAATAAGTAGATCATTAATCACAACTCCTTTAGAGAAAAAGTCTGGAAGAACAGTAGATATAGAATATAAGATTTTGTTAGGATTCTAAATGTCAAATACTCAAGACGCTGCAAAGGGAATTGTTCCAGCTGACTTAGCTTTAGTTGCTCAGCCAGATATCAACAAGGATTATTTTAATGTAACAGTTAAAGACCTTAAGATAAATAAAACATATGCAATTCAATTTCAGTGGGTAGAGTTAGATGGAAAATTAGGTCCATGGTCTCCAGGATTTATTTTTACTACATCAAATGAGACAGCTCCTGCAGTTCCAACTGCAGTTACAGTTCCTTCTAGTGCAGCTGGCAGTATACCAGTAACGTTATCTTCATTTCCAACAAATGCAAAAAGAGTAGATGTAATCATAACTGGTGGAATTTTTGGAACAAGCACTGTAGCATATTCATTTACAACAGCAGGTACAACTACTATAGCCGCACCAGCTGGAACATATATTGTTCAGCTTAGATCTATCTCTCCCACAGGCGTAACAAGTACCGTTGGAACTACTTTTACAATTACAATTACCTCTGCAGATATTGTAGTCTTGCCGTCTACCACACCATCCACCCCAACTGTCTCGTCAACACTTGGAGCAATACAATTAGCCTGGAATGGTAAAACTTCTAGCGGTGCAGATCAACCTTCTGGATTCGTAGCAGCAAAAGTCTATGTTGGAACTACTTCTGGTTTTACACCAGTAGATACTGGTTCGGCAGGAGCTAATCAGGTAGACGTATTAAATTTTGCTAATGGACAAAATACATTAAACATAGCAGTTGGCACAGTAGTAAATGGAACAGCCTTAACTTATGGAGTGGACTACTTTGTAAAAATAAAAACAACTAATGGTAATGCAGCTCAAGACTCTGCTGCAGTTTTAGCAACAGGAAGTCCAGTCAGAATTGGTCAAGTTGGCAATGGAGATATTGTTGAAATAACTGCAGATAAAATTAGAACGGGAACAATATCAACACAAACTATAACCGTTGGTGCAGTAGGAGGAAAAAGAGTAGAGTTACGTGGAAGCGGAAACTCCTTTGAAATTTTTGGAACAGGCGGAACATCTCTCTTATCATATAATGCAGCAGGAAATAAATTATCTGTAACAGGAGAAGGAACATTTACTGGAAACATTAGCGGAGCTAGTGGAACATTTGCTGGAGATCTTTCTTCCAGCAATGGACAATTTAGCGTAACAAGCGGAATTATGACAGCCCTTGCTGGAAATATTGGCGGATGGGTAATTAATGAAAGTGCATTTAAGAGTTCTGCTGTAGCTTTTCCAAATATTGAATTAGATCCAGTAGAAGCAAAAATTCATTTAAGAGCATTTGCTGGTGGATCTGAAGTTGGTAATTTTATTAAAATGGATACAACTACTGGTCTTAGAATTGGATCTGGAGGAAGTCCAGCATTTACAGTTGCAATGGATGGATCATTATCTGCAACAAATGCTACACTTCAAAAAACTGTTGGCGGAAATACAATTATATTAGATGGTTCAAGTCTTAGAGTAATTGGATCTCAAGGAACAACAACATTAGACTACAATTCAAATATTACTTTAAATAGTACTGGAAACTCTTTTTTTAATACTGGGTCTCGCATAAGCTTATTAAATACTGATACTTCAACAGAGATATGGCCAGGAGGAATTAAGCTGTTTCAAGGTGAAATTTTTGGATCTTCTCCTGTCGCTTTTCATCAATACATATATAATAGTGAGTTAAATTATTATGCTGAAGGCATGTCAGGAATAGTTTGGAGAAGTTTTTATAACAATGCTGCTTCTCCATATAACTTTAAAAGTGGTCAGATCTACACAACTTTAGGAGACGATTTTAGAATGCTTGGAGTCAGTGCATTTGGAAATCAAATGATGGGCCCCAGACTTTTTTCTGGAACAGCAACTACTAACAGCACAATTAACACAGATATTAATAACAGATCAATTGCTCCTGCTTCTGTAAATGGCGATTTTTATTTTAGTACGGCGTGATATAGATGCCTAGATTATTTCAAAAAAGAAACGGTACTTGGACTGAAATTCTTTCTGTGTTTCAAAAACAAGGAGGAACTTGGACTGAGATATTAAATATATTTCAAAAAATAAGCGGAACCTGGACTAAAGTTTTTGCTGCCGCTAAAGTTCCAGGAAATACAGTTGCTCCAACAATTACTGGATCTGGATATTTATATGGAACCTTAACAAACAACAGTCTTGGAACATGGACTAATTCTCCAACATCTTATGCAAGACAATGGAGAAGGGGGACTCCTCCATCAGGAGGAGGCGAGCCACAAGGCTACTCAAATATAACTGGAGCAACATCTAGCACATATGTGACAACAGCCGCAGACGATGGGAAATATATAGTCTGTCAAGTAACGGCAACAAATGCTTTAGGGTCAAATGCTGCTTCATCAAACCCTATATATGTTACTAAATATGCTCCGTCAGCACTTGGAGTGTATCAATTAGGAGGATCTCCAATTGTAGGCGGAACATTAACTGCAACAGAACAGGTGGGCACATGGAAACAAACAACAACAAATACAGGAGATACTTCTCCAGATACATTTATATACGAATTTTATTGGACAGATACTTTACCAGCAACTCTGCTTCAAAATACATCATCTTCAACTTATTTAGTTCAGCCAGCAGACAATAATCATACAATTGGAGTAAAGGTTGTTGGAAAAAATACTGGTGGCGAGGCAACAACTGGGTATTCTAATCAATTAAGTATTTCTTCAGTTTATTCTTTTTCAATGGGAAATACTTTACATATGAGCACAAACTGTTATGTATCTTTAAATACCCCAAGCAGCTCATATACTAGTCTTCCTTCTGGATATTCAATACCAGTATCTTTACAAGATTTTTGGAATGTTATTGGATACAAATGGTCTAACGGCAATGAATTTGTTTTACATTATGACGCATATAAATATAATCAAACTACAACAGCATTTAGAGCAACATGGCAAATGAGATTTTATGCTAACCAAAACTATGCAGATTTTAAAATTATTAGGTGGGGAAGCAGCACTGGTCCTGGAACTAAAACAGTTGCTATGTATAAAGACGATACTGTTTTTGGAACAGCGGTAGCTGGACCAATTGCTCAATATATAGCAGGACAAACATTTAGAGTTTACTATAATGGAAATCAACCAACTCAATCTGTAGGATTTACTGAAATTGTTACAGATTCAATGGTGCCTATTTCTGTAAATGTAGGAACAACAGATGATGGATATTTTTCTGTTGTTACATCAACAAATCAATATACTAAGCCATCTATCTCTGGAGTTACATCTTCTGGTACTGGAAATTCAATATCTACAAATTCTTTTACAACTGGTGGAGGATACAACGGATTTGATTATGTAATTAGAACAGGATCCCACTTTGGAACCCTTGTTGCTAGCGGCTCAAGTAATGCTGGATCGTATTCTCAGTCTGGATTAACAAGTGGAACAACATATTACGTAACTCTCACTCCATTTAACGCATACTCTCAATACGGAGATTCAGTACAATTTAGTCAAGCTACAACAAATGCTCCTGGTCCATTTAGTGTAAATAGCGGAAGCAAGGCTGTGCCTTCTGGAGGATATAGAACAGTTACTGTTGGATGGACTACTTCTACAAATGGCCCAAACTATGAAGTTCAACTAGAAGGAAGTAATGATGGGATTACTTGGACGGTAGCAACAGGTATATTTGAAACTAGAGCCGTTAGACAAACTCTCAATTTATTGTCTTCTCCATATTTTACATCAACGTCAACAACTTTTACACAAGTTGATTACTATTATTTTTATCGTGCAACTGCAAGAGCAAGAAACTCATCTTTAGATTCTTCAAACGCAGCATATTCAAATGGAGGAACTGAAACATCCCTTCAGTATTTTCAAATACCAGGTGTTGCTCCAGGAACACCAACACTTGGAACAATAACTGTAACTAAAACTACAGCATCTATTGCATATACTTTCCCTACAAATACTGGATCAAATACGATAGACTGGATTCAATTTTCATTGGACAATGTTAATTTTAATAATGATTTTAGCAGCCCATACGATTTTACTGGTTTAACCGCTGGAACAACTTATAATCTTTATTATAGAGCATTAAACTATGATAAACTTTATTCAACTACATTAAATACTACTTTTACTACAACTGCTAATAAACCACCAAATGCACCTGGAACACCAACTGCTGGAACAAAAACAAATACAAGCATAGCTTGGAGCTGGACTGCTCCTACTACTGATTCGACACATGATGCTGCAACAGGATATGAATATGCTCATACTAGCTCATCAACTCCTCCAGCTTCAGGAACTGCACAAACTGGAACAAGTGTTACTGTGTCTAACCTAACAAAAAATACAACATATTGGATGCATGTTAGAGCAACAAACGCTGACGGTAATAGCGGCTGGTCAAGCAATTCTGCAAGTACTAATAATGATAATTTTTATACTGTTACATTCAATGTTAATGGTGGAACTGGATCTCCATCTGCAACAAGTGTTACTCAAACAACAGCGGGGGGATCTGTAACATTAGCTTCACAATCTTTAATGACAAGAACTGGGTTTACCTTTGGCGGGTGGAATACACAAGCAGATGGAAATGGATCAAATTATGGCGCTGGAACTTCTTATACTCCTACAGCAGATATAACTTTATATGCAAAATGGACAGCAACATTTGTAACCCCATCACCAGGAATTCCTGCAAGCTTTGTATTTTCAAGAAACCTAAATGGAGGAACATCTACAACAAGAAGAAACTGGTTCTGGAACGTTTCAAGTGGAATGGGTAGCTATAGTTATGTTATATATACTTTAGAGTGGCATAACGTTACCACATCTACTGCACCTTCAACAACAAGAACACCAGATGCACTTCTAACATTTGGATCTTCTACTAGCACAGCTCCAGTTACTAATTCTCAGACATATAATTATTCTGGATCAACTACGGCATTATGGAGAACAATGGGTAGAGGTTCTAGCTATGCTGGAACAAATGGAACAACTATCACAGCCTCAAGTAGCATTTCTTGGGCAAGAGCAATATGTAGAGTGGTGGGAACAAACGGAACAACTTACCCAAGCTCCTATACAGGATTTGCGTAATATGGTATACTTGGAAAAATGGAGGATAAATGACAAATAACTATTTAAGTAAGCAAGATATGCTAAATGTTGTGCTAGCTCATATTAGAGATTTACATGCTGAGCAATATAGTCATAAGCTTAGAATTATAGAGTTTGAAGCTGCTGGATTAGAAAATATTAATCAGGATCTTTATAATCAAATATCAGATATGGTTACTCAATATGATTTAAGAATTTCAGCTTTAGAAGCTGAGAAAGAAAAAGTTTTGGCTTTGCCAGAATAAAAAGGAGATAAAATGACAACGCTATCAAATGCAGAAAAAGCTCAAATTATTAATCAAAGAATTAAAAATTTGAATTATAATAAGTATAATTTAGATATAGACCTTCTTGTTGAAAATACTAAAGCGTCACCACTTGCCAGCAGTATTTCAACAATAAGCGCATCTATATCTGATGTTAATGCTCAGATTGCTGCTCTAACAACAGAGCTTGCAAAGTATCCAATAGAATCATCAGAGGAATAAAATGGCTGAAAAAGCAGAACTAGTTGTTGCAGCAATGCAGCAAAGAATAGGTGAGCTGGTCTCAAATTATGAGACTCAAATTGCAATATTAAGAGCAGATATCACAAAGCTTATTGAAGAAAGAGATGCAAAAGTTGAAGCTACGAAATCGTTCGAAGCACATATCGATAATATCACAACCAACTAATTTTCCTTCTGGTATCGCTGTTAAAACAGATAAAGATACATATTGGATTAAAGACGGTAAAAGGTATAAGTTGATTTCTGATAGGGCCGCACAGTCTTGGTGCTTTACTACGGTACTTGCAACAGAGTCGGCATTGTCTGGGATTAAACTTGTAGGTAAATTAGGCTTTCGAGACGGCGCTTTGATCAAGAACGTTGCAGATGGTAAAATGTATCTAGTATCACAAAATAAACTAAGACACATTGTAGATCCAGATTCTTTTGAAAGATACGGACTAGATAGGTCAAAATTAATTGAGGTGTCAGAAAAAGAAATTTTGGCACACGATTTAGGAGAAAATTTATAATGGCATTTAATGATGGAGAGCCTTTAGACGCAGCAAAGCTTGGTGCGTTAGAGTTACAAGTAACCAATTTAGCATCTACTATTCCAAAGATTGGTGCATCAACTACAAATGTTAGTATAACTAATAATACAAATCCGCAAACAACAACTGTGCCACAAATTGTTGGAAGTGCTCCTGGAACAAAATGGGAATTAAAGTCTGGTCAAGTAAACGAGCAATATTTTTCTTTTAATGGCACCGTAAGCAGCATTCCAAGAGCGGTTGTAATTACTTCTAGGCATAGTGGTAGTGGAACTGGATGGCACCCACAAATTAATACAAAAACTCAGTCTATTACAAAAGAAGGATTTACTGCAGTTGTTTATATGCCATCAAGTGCGCCTACACACACAGTATATATTACTTGGTTGGCCCTCTGCTACTAGTATTGACAATTTTTAATCATATGTTACAATTACTGTAACATCAAAGTCACGAATTCGTGACTTTTTTATATATTAAGGGATTAAATGAGTAACGACTTAAAATGGATGCTTTCATCAGATCAGCAGTTTCCATATCAAGATGATAAAATGATTGCGCTTTGGTTTAAAGTAATGAAGTGGTTTAAGCCAGACGTAGTAGATTATTTGGGAGATACTGATGATCAAGCTTGCTACAGTAAGTATACAGAAGGAAGATCTGCGGAGTTTATGCAACTCCACAAAGATGATAGTCGTGATTTAATTGTTCCTATGATGCGACATGAAGCAAAAGGCGCAAGAGATTTCTATGCAAAAACTCGTGAGATGCTTCCTGATGCACAATTATTTTCAGCACTAGGAAATCATGACATTCGTATTTTTGATTACATAGATAAGAAACTTCCAGACTATGCAAAAGACGTTACTCCAGAATCATTGTGGTCTTTAGATTCTTTGGGCTATGAATATATTTACTACGACTCATTGCCAAAACGTCGCTTTGGAGATGTTCACGTACACCACGGAATCTCTATTGCAGCAACTGGGTCTGTTCGTAAAGATATGGAAGACCTGCAAGTATCATTAATTAGAGGTCACTCACACAGAATTGCTTCACATATGGTAACATATGAACTTAGAAACGGTGGCGAAGGAGAGACTCTCCGTGGCTACGAAATTGGTCACATGTGTGATGAAAAGGGTCCAGGTATGAAATACACTCAGCATCATGATTGGCAAAAAGGTTTTGCTATTGCTCATATTGTAAATGATTATCCTCATATTCAAATGATTCATATTGCTCCAGATTACTCATGTGTTGTGGACGGAAAGACGTTTACTCTATAATGTGGTGCGGTAAGTGTGGTGGTAGAGTATTTGTAGATAGAGTGTTTTCACAAAAACTCCATGTTGAGGTGTTCTGCATACTATGTGGAAAACGTAATATGATTAATAAAGAAACGAGTGCTTTTGGAAAATGGCTAGATCAAAAAGAAACAGCAAATCAAAAAGCTTACGGTATTTCTTCTTAAACAATAAAATACATAAAGTCTTAAAGTTATCTAGGTCAAAAGACGAACTAGTTTCTTGGTGCTATCCAGATAAAAAAAGATATCTGTATTCATATTCTCAAGTTAAAAAGAATATGGAAAACGCCTATGATATTAATCAAGTTGGATTTATGCTTAATAAACATAAAGTTACAATAATAGATTACATCTTAGAGGGTAAAATATCTGCTCCTCAAAAAGTATATCCTATTGGGAATCCAGACAGTAAATGGTCTAAATATATGTTTAGTCAGAAAGACATTTTAGATATGCATGAGTTTATTCTAGAGTCTGGACATTCATTAGAGTTGCCGTCACGCTCAGAATTATTAGCTCTTCTCAAACACAACATTATATTGTATACTAAGACCGATAACGGATTCGTACCAGTATGGAAGGCGGAGTAGTGACAAGGTTAATATCGTGTACTATATGCGGTAAAGAGTGGGAACTTAGGTGGGGCGTATTTGCACATGAAAGTTTGTCTAGACATATGAAGGAGCACAAATGACAACGAGAGTTAAAGTAGATCTTTCTTTTACACGAAATTTAGGTAATTATGAAAGCATTAAAATTGGCGTAGGCATAGAAGATGATGTCAGGTCTGGAGAAAATGTCGATGCTGCAACAGAGCGTGTTTATAAATTTGTTGAAAATAAATTAATTGAAAAAACAACTGAGATAGAGAAAGAGTTAAAAGATGGCAAATAGTAAAGAGCCTTATGTCATGCTTACTCTATATCAAAACCTGTATAAAGAAAAATATAACTCTGCTCCTAAAATTAATAAGTTTAGAGAAAAATGGGCAATGCAAGATGTTATTGATAGCGTAGGCTTAGACAGAGCAATTGAAATACTTGAGTACTATTTTAGCTTGCCAAAATCTGGGCACCCATTAAATTTCTTTTTTTATAACTTTGATAAAATGGAATCTGCTATTATTGCTATTAAAAAAGATAAAGAGGCAAGGAAAGTTTTGTTAGAGAAAACTAAAACTTTAGTAGAAAAGGGCGGTATAGAATGAATACAGAGGCAACATTAATTTCTGCTGTGTGTAAAAACAAAGACATCAGCGTACTCCTTGCCGATAATGTTGATGAAATTTTTACATCACATAGAGATATCTGGGAAGGACTTAAATCTTATTACTATAAGTTTAAGGCTGTACCCGAAGTTGGTATTCTTCAAGAAAAATTTAAAGACTTTGACCCAGATACAAGTATCAAAGGCGAGACTGCTTATTACTTAGATAAACTAAAGAATGAATATCTTACTAGTAGAATTAAAAATATTATTCTTAAGGGTGGATCTATGCTCAAAGAAGATGCTGCTTCAAGAGTTTTATCTCAAATGCAAAGCCAACTTTCTATGCTTACTAAGTTTACAAATAATGTTAGAGATTTAGAAGTTACAGATATTGAAAATGCTACCAAACACTTTGAGTCGGTTAAACTTCGTTCTGCAACAATGGGTGGCTCCCCAGGAATAAAAACTGGATTCGAAGCAATAGACTTAGCCTACCCAACTGGCATGGCTCCAGGACATTTAATTGTAGCTATTGGTTGGCCAGGACGTGGTAAAACTTGGTTTACATCTTATCTTGCTTGTAAAGCTTGGGAACAAGGATTTAAGCCAATGATTGTTTCCCTTGAAATGTCTCCAGAAAATATGCGTGACCGTATTTATACCATGATGGGGTCTGGACTATTTCGTGCTAGCGATTTATCAAAGGGAGAAATCAATATTGATGATTTTCGTTCATGGGGACAGAAAAAGTTTGATAACAAGAACGGTTTTGTACTTGTTTCAAACGAAGGAATGTCTGAGGTAACTCCAGCAACAATTCAGGGTAAGATTGATCAGCATAAACCAGATCTAGTTATTTTAGATTACCATCAATTATTTTCTGATAATAAAAAGAGCATGGGTGCTACAGAGCGTAATATGAATATATCTCGTGAGTTTAAAATGCTTGCAATGACAAATAACATTCCTATTATTGATATTACCGCAGCAACAATGGATGACGTATCTGATCAAGACAATCCTCCAATGCTGTCACAAGTTGCGTGGTCTAAAGCTATTGAGTACGATGCAGATATGGCTATTGCTATTCATAAATACACTGGAACAAATATGATAGAGGTTGTTTCTAGAAAAAATAGACATGGTCAAGAGTTTGGAATGTATTTAGACTGGGACATCAACAGAGGCCTTGTAAAGGAAATATACGAAAACCCATTTACAAATGACTCATCGAAGAATTAAAAGATTTCAAGTTCAAGTTGAGTTTCATGATAATTCTCAGCTTATAAGCTTAAAGCCTCAGTATGAAAACTTGTTGGTTCAAGACATGCGTGGCAAAGGTTATGTCAGGGTGCTTGACATAGACCCAGCTTTTTCGGTAGAATTTACGGGCGAGACATGGAAGTTCTTAATGAGCATTCATGGAGTTTATGTAGGAAAGAAGAAGGCATGGCAATTAGAGGGTACGACTCAAAACAAATTGATACCACGAGCTACTCACCAGCGCATATCAGATCTGTCCTAAAATCTTTAGGCCTTAATATAACTGGAGAAACATCTAACGATTTCTTATGCTATTGTCCTTTTCATTCCAATAGACACACTTCAAGTTTTAGCGTTAGTCGTGAAAAGGGTGCATTCATATGTTTCAACCCTTCTTGCGGGGAGGCTGGTACATTGCAGGAACTAGTTAAAAGAATTGCAAATAAGAATGAGTTCGAGGCTATGAGATTTATATCTTCAAAAGAAGCGGAGTCGCTAGAAAACTTTGATGAATTGCTTGCAGAATCTTTAGAAGAAAAGCCGACCTTTGAAGAATTTTCTAAGGATACACTTACAAAATTAAATGATGATCTTGTAACAGAGTTTAGGGCTCAAAAGTATTTTGAATCTAGGGGCATTAAAATGGACTCTGGAAAATATTTTAATTTAGGATATTCAAAAAATATGGACATGGTAACCGTTCCAGTACATAGCCCAGACGGAATGCCTATTGGAATTGTTGCTAGATCAATTGAAGGTAAGACTTTTAAAAATAGTACAAATTTGCCTAAAAGCAAAACTCTATTTAATATACATCGTGCTAAAAAAATTGGAGACCATGTTATAGTTGTTGAGTCAAGTTTTGATGCAATTCGTGTTCATCAGGCAGGATTTCCAAATGTTGTTGCTACTCTAGGCGGGTTTCTTTCTACGGAACAGCACAATCTGCTCAATAGACATTTTAATAAGATAACTATTATGACAGATGCAGATACCGCAGGAAGAGAGCTTGGTAAAAGCATTGCTTCAAAATTAAAATTTAAAGACCTATTGTGGGCTTCCTACGAATATGGTAAAATATATCCTCATGATGCAAAAGATGCTGGCGACATGACAGATGAAGAAATAAAGATATGCATTAAAAATTCTGTTTCCGACATGGAATACAGATCTTGGAACTCGTGATATAATGAAAACACAGATGGATATATACCATCAACTACAAACAAGGAGATACAAATGAGTATAGTAAAGGGTCTAAAAGACCTAAACAAGGCACTAGATAAGCCCACCTATAGCGGTGGAGAAGACAACAAGGGTCGCTGGCTAAAGATTGAAGATGGAGAAAGCGTAAAGATTCGCTTCTTGCAAGAATTAGATCCAGATTCACCAACATATAACGATAAGCTGGGTTGCGGTTTTATTGCTCTAGAGCATACAAATCCAAAGGACTACCGTCGTAAAGCATTAGACACAATGGAAACAGAGGGCCGTGATTGGGCTAACGAACAACATCGTAAAGACCCAAAAGCTGGCTGGAAAGCTAGAACACGTTTGTACATTAACGTATTGGTAGATGACGGCAAAGAAGAGCCGTACGTAGCAATTCTTTCACAAGGTACAAGCGGCAAGACAATTACTCCAACACTAATTGAATATGCTGGAGAAATGGGATCGATTACAAATCTCATGTGGCGCATTAAGCGCAATGGTTCAAAAACAGATACAAGTTATACAATCATTCCGTTAGCTAAGGATGAGACTCCTTTCGACTCATCTGGTTTAACATTGTATGACCTAGAAAAAACTGCGGTTCGTCATGTTCCATATGCGGAACAAGAAGCCTTCTACATGGGTGAATCTCAGGAAAAGGAAGACGCCTCTTCAACAAGCAACAACTTGGAGTGGTAAATATATCCGATTGGGGCCAGTCTATTGACTGGCCCCATTGTATATAGTAGAATAGCAAAATGAAATTATACGAGATACCAGATCCATTTGAAACTTTTGTTTCCAACAAGTATAAAAACTATACTGGCGCCCTGTATGATTTTTTTGCCAGAGAATGGCACATGAAATGTGGATGTTGCAAAGAAGATTTATATGCACCAACAAAAAAGATATTAACTAAGATTAGACTTTATCATACTAGAAACGAGTGTTGCGGTGGCTACTAGTTGCATTAAATGTAATATGATAGATTCAGATGAAGATTTTTATGAAACACACCAATGGCTTCCAGAAAGATTGTGGTGTACTACTAAGAACATGGAGGATGATATAAAATGAGCTTTACACATTTGCATGTTCATTCATATTATTCTTTAATGGATGGATTAAATTCTCCAAAAGAATTGTGTCAAGCCGCTATAGATGCTGGTCAAACCGCTATCGCAATTACTGATCATGGTACAATTTCTTCACACAGAGATATGCAGATAGCAGCAAAAGAACTTGGAATAAAACCCATACTTGGAGTAGAAGCTTACATATCTTCTACAGATAGATTTGACAGATCATCTAAAACAGACAAAAGCATTCAGGCATACAACCACATTATTTTACTAGCAAAAAATAAAATTGGACTAAAAAATATTAATTCTTTACAAGAAATTGCATGGAACGAAGGGTTTTATCACAAGCCACGTATTGATAGAGAGGTTTTAAAAGAATATGCGGAAGGTATTATTGTTCTTAGTGGATGCCTTAATGGCCTCATTAGTAAATGCCTTGAACGTCAGGAGTTCTCAGAAGCAAAACTTATACTCAAAGACTTTAAAAAAACTTTTGGTGATGATTTTTACATTGAGGTTCAATCTCACAATCCGCAAGAAATAAATTCAAAACTATTAGAGTTTGCAGATGAACTTAAAATTAAAGCGGTGGCAACAGGCGATGCCCATTTTGCTAAAGAAGAAGATAGAGTTTTAGAAGAAGCTATGCTTATTCTATCAACATCTCCTAAAGTAGATAAAGATGCAGATGTTGAGATGTCTAGAAATATAAAAGACATAAATGAAAGATTAAACTATCTTTATCCAGACAGAAAAATATCATTTCAGAATATGAATTTGTTCATTCAGACTCGTGAAGAAATTGAATCAGACTTTAATAAATCAGGCATTAATCGAACAGACATTTATGAAAATACTATGGAGATAGCCTCTAAAATTGAGGAATACGATTTTAACAGGGGTCTTGACCTACTCCCTGTGCCGAAGACCAATGCTGACCAAAAGCTTCGCCAAATGGCCTTAGAAGGCCTTAAAAGGCTAGATCTGGACAAAGACCAGGTCTACATAGATAGAATTGAAGAAGAGTTATCTATAATTAAAGATAAGGCATTTGCTTCATATTTCTTGGTTGTTGCAGATATGATTAACTGGGCTAAGGGCCAAAATATTATGGTTGGTCCAGGCCGTGGTTCTGCTGCAGGCTCCCTGGTCTGCTATGCTCTTGGAATTACAGATGTAGATCCAATTGAGTATAACCTTTTGTTTTTCCGTTTTATTAACCCAGAGCGTAATGACTTCCCAGATATTGATACAGATTTTGAAGACCGTCGTCGTAAAGAAGTTAAAGACTATTTAAAGAAAAAGTTTAAGCACGTTGCATCTATTTCTACTTATACATACTTCAAAGATAAGGGTGTAATTCGTGATGCTGCTCGTGTATTTATGGTTCCACTTCAAGAGGTCAACCGTGCAACAAAACAAATAGATACGTTTGAAGATTTTTTGAGCTCTCCAAACACTAGAGAGTTTAGGGCCAAGTATCCAGAAGTTCAATGGTTGGCAGATAAACTTCGTGGAAGAATTAGATCTGTGGGCGTCCATGCTGCTGGCGTTGTTGTTGCAAAAGATGAGCTTAGAAACTATGCTCCCGTAGAATCCAGAGCAGATGCCAATGATGATGTATCTGGAAGAATTCCAGTTGTTGGGTACGATATGGATACAGTAGCTGACATTGGCTTAATTAAGCTAGACGCACTCGGACTAAAAACTTTGTCAGTTATATCTGACACACTAAAATCAATTAAAGATCGTAGCGGTAAAGATATAGACTTATCGTCAATACCAATGGATGATAAAAAAGTTTATCAAAATTTAAGCGAAGGATACACAAAGGGTGTGTTTCAGGCAGAAGCAACCCCATACACCAATCTTCTTATAAAGATGGGTATAGATAAATTTGAAGACCTAGTTGCATCGAATGCTTTGGTTAGACCAGGAGCAATGAATACTGTAGGCGCCTCTTATATTAATAGAAAAAATGGAAAAGAGGCTGTAGATTATAGTCATACCATTATGAAAGAGTTTACTGAAAACACATATGGTGTTATTATATATCAAGAGCAGGTGATGCAAGCCTGCGTATACCTAGGGGGTATGTCTTGGTCAGAGGCTGATAAGGTCCGCAAGATTATTGGAAAGAAAAAAGATGCAAAAGAATTTGACCAATTCAAGGATCAGTTTATTGCTGGGGCTTCAAAGCACATTTCTCAGAAAAAAGCAGAACAACTATGGCAAGATTTTGAAGCTCACGCAGGTTATTCTTTTAACCGCTCTCACGCCGTTGCTTATTCTATGCTTAGCTATTATACTGCTTGGCTTAAAACTTATTATCCGCTTGAATTTATGTTTTCAGTTCTTAAAAATGAAAATGACAAGGATGCCAGAACAGAATATTTAATTGAGTGTAAAAGACTAGGCCTTAAGATCCTTTTGCCTCACGTTAATGAATCAAAGCTTTACTTCTCTTTGCAAGGAGAAGCAATTAGATTTGGCCTATGTGAAATTAAATTTATTTCAGATAGCATTGCTAATAAAATAATAGAGAAAGGTCCATACAAAAATTATGCTGAATTTATTGAAAGAGCATCGCAAAAAGGTAGTGGTATTAATAGCAGGGCTGTTTCTGCTCTTAATGCCGTGGGCGCTGCGGCGTTTGATGATAATCCAAGACAGGGTGACGAAAAAGAAAGATACTACGAATTCTTAGGAATTCCTACATTTAACTTAGACCTTCCTCCAAGAATCAAATCACAAGCAAGACCTATTTCTGAATTTGATGACCTTGGATCGTTTGTTATGTTTGGAATGGTTAAAGGAATCAAACGTGGAAACGGTTGGTCAAGAATAGAAATTGTAGATGAGACTGGATCTATAGGGTTATTCCATACTGAACAGACACAAATTGAATCTGGACAGATGTATTTTGTTTTGGTTGGAGATAATAGAATTGCAAGATACATTAAGGTTTCAGAAATAGATCCAAAATCCAATGATTTATTTGTAGACTATTTGTATAGAAAAGAATATGATATTGCAGAAGACGAATATGTTGTTGTAAATTTTACTCCCTATAAAACTAAGGCTGGCAAAATGATGAGTCATATAGTTTTATCTAATAAAAATAAAGAGTTGACTAGAGCAATTGTTTTCCCAACAATGTACAAGATGTCTTTAGCAAAAATGCGTGAAGGCATGAAATGTAAATTAGTTTTGTCAAAACTAGATGACGGGACTTTAAACGTAAAGGAAATAAAATGACAGAAGATATTGATGGTTTAGTTCAATCAATAAGCATGAACCAAGTTCTGGTAGCACTGCTGGAGGAGTATGGCAAGCTAACAGTTCCTACCCTTAAGTTCTTGGATGTAGATATAAAAAATAAAGAGTTGGTTATAGATTATGATGAGGATGGCCCATCATTTACGTTTAGCTTAAGGGATAAAAATGAACAGCAATAGTATTGTTACTGAGTATGGTCTAGATGCACTCTCTGCAGTTTTGCATGAGATAGCAGTAGAGAAGGGATTTTGGGACGGCGAGTATTCTTACGACAAGATAGGAAACAAGTTGGCGCTTGTTCATTCAGAGGTAACTGAAGTTTTAGAAGCAATTAGAAAATCAAAGGGAAGTGAATATATAGTTGAAGAAATGGCTGATGTAATTATTAGACTTTTAGATATTTATGCTGCTATGAGAAATGAATTAGAAATAGTCCACAGCTTAGACGAGGTGTTGGAATCAAAAATAAATATTAATAAGGAACGTCCAAAGCTACACGGAAATTTATTTTAATGGTATACTAAGAGAAAGAAAAGGTTAATATGAAAATAGATATAGATAGTGTACTATCAAAATTAGATCCAAAAACAAGAGCAAGGGTACAATCAGCACAGGATGTTCAAGTTGAAAAACAACTTACGCCTAGCATTGGCCTAAACTTTGCATTGCGTGGCGGACTAGGTTACGGAAGACAAGTCCTTGTTTGGGGTAATAAATCTGCAGGAAAATCTTCATTTTGTTTACAGATGATTGCTATTGCACAAAAACAAGGCAAGACCTGCGCCTGGATTGATGCTGAGGCTTCCTATGATCAGTCTTGGGCAGAATCATTGGGAGTAGATTCATCTTCTCTTATTTACTCTCCAGCAAAAACCGTTAATGACATGGTTGATGTTGCAACCAAGTTGATGGAAGCTGGCGTTGATATGATTGTAGTAGATTCTATTTCAGCATTACTTCCAGCCATCTACTTTGAAAAAGATGGAAATGAAATGAAAGATCTGCAAGACACAAAGCAGATTGGCGCTGAAGCAAAGGATATGACCCACGCAGTCAAAATGTTAAACTATGCAAACAAAAACACATTACTTGTTCTCATCTCACAACAACGAAATCAATTTGGATCTATGCATGCTTCACACATCCCCACAGGTGGCATGGCAGTCAAGTTCTTTTCTTCCACTGTCATTAAGCTCTGGTCGTCTGAAGCTGAAGCGAATGCTATTAAGGCTGGTATTAAAGTTGGCGACAAGATCATTGAGCAAAGAGTCGGAAGGCCAGTTAATTGGATTATTGATTACAACAAACTCGGCCCCCCAAATCTATCAGGACAATACGACTTTTATTACCAAGGGGAAACTCTTGGTGTAGATAGAGTTGGAGAAACTTTAGATGTTGCAGAAATGTGCGGAATTGTAGAAAAGGGTGGTGCATGGTATACAGTAAATGGAGAGCGTTTTCAAGGACGTGCAAAGGCTGTAGCATATTTAAAGGAAAATCCAGATGTTGTAGACAGCTTAGAAAAAGAGATAAATGCCAAATCTTAATGAGTTTCTTAATAAAAAAATTGAACAAAAAGAATACAATTTAGAAAATCTTCCAGGTCTTAGGGCATGCAATACATGCGATGAGGACGTTAATGGAGCAACCTGGGACCCGATAGATTTAGTAATGTCTTGGAGATGTTCCAAAGGTCATGAAACAATATTTAAGGTGCAGTAGTGTCAGAAAGATCAGAAGTAAAAAGAGATAATGCTAAGGCACAAAAAAATAGTGGCCGTGGAGATTATCAAAAAGGTGACGCTAAGTGGAAGATGTTTCTTGTAGATTATAAAGAAGCTTCAAAATCTTTTACTTTAAATAAGCCAGTATGGTCAAAGATTTGTACTGATACATTTAAAGTAAGTAGAGATATGCATCCCGCATTAAAGATTATTATAGGCGAGGATTCCAAGGTTCGACTTGGAATTATTGAATGGACTGTGTTAGAAGAACTGATGCAATTCTGGGAGGACAACAATGGCAAACAAGCGTAAGTTTAATGATACTATTATTAGAAATGGAATGATTGTAAAGATTCGTAAAGACGGCACAGTAAGATCAATAGTTGGTCCATACATAGTTAATCACAAAAAGGAAAAGAAATGAAAGAGATATTTATGACAACCCTAGTAGGAACTGCAGTTGGTGCTGTATTCAGTATATTTAGGTTGCCAATTCCTGCACCACCAGTATTTGCTGGATTGATGGGAATCGTTGGGTTGTGGATCGGCTATGGAATTGTTCAGAGGTTTATCTAATGAGTATGTTTTTGCTTGGAACAATGTTAGGGTTTGTAGTTGGATACGGCATGGGTTTATTTATAGATAAAATAGATAAAAGAGAGCGGGCTAAAAATGGCAGATGAAAATACTTTAGAGCTAATTAGTTCTATAACTGAGTTTAATGATCTTCATGAATATATGAATGATGATCAATTAGATAAAGCTCTAGCCGTTGTAGTAAAGCTACTAATGAATCCAGATGTTCCTTCAGCAAAAGCTCCATATTTAATTATAGAGCTGCAAGCCATGTCAACTAAATTTGCAATGATGGCTTCATACTATTCTACAATTGCTAAAGATAAAGCTGGCACTATAAACAATAACAAGAAAAATATTTATTATTCAGCAAAGGAGTCCATAGACAAACTTGTAGATGCACTCAAGTATGTCGTTAGGTATAATTCGTAATGGGCAGAGATATTGTAAAAAACCTTAAGTTTAAAAAGCACACAGGAAAGCACTTCGATCCAGAAAGATTTGCTCAGCTGTTAGATGAGTCATATCGTAATACCAAACGTGCAGACGGAGAGATGACAAAAAAATCTTTTAGTCCTAGCTCCCTTGGATATGGTCACGGAACTTGTCCGAGATATTGGTATATGGCTTTTAGTGGCGCAATGTTTATTGATGATAACGACGCTGTAGCCGTAGCTAACATGGCTCAAGGTACTCAAGCACATGAAAGACTTCAAAAGCTAATTGCTACAATGCCAGAGTTTAGAGCCGAAGAAGAAGAAATCATAAACGAGTATCCTCCAATTCGTGGGTTTATTGACTTGATTATGGAGTACGATAATGAAACTGTCATTGGTGAAATTAAGACAGCCAAGCAAGAAGTGTGGGATGCAAGACAATCAGAAATGAAGCCCACCTCAAACCACTTGCTACAACTACTTACATATATGAAGCTAAAGAATGCAAAAGAAGGGTTCTTCCTATATGAAAATAAAAACACTCAGGAGATACTTGTTATACCAGTTTCAATGAATGAAAGAAACACTAAAATAATTGAAGATACATTTTTATGGATGTGTGAAGTTTGGGATAACTTTAAAGATGGAGATCTTCCAATGAAGCCAGCAGGAGCATCTAAATCAAAAATGCCTTGCACTTATTGTCCAGTTAAAAAAGAATGCTACTCTGGATTAACTGGTACTGTTCAAATAGAAAGATTTGAAGTCCCATCGCTATGATTTGTGCCAACAAGGAGTGTTTAAATGGGAAAGAGTTTACACCTAAAACACATAATCAAAAATATTGCTCAGAAGAATGCTGTAGAATTGCAACTAATAAAAGAATAATGGAAAAGTATTATGAAAAAAAAGCAATAAGAAATGGAACAATCATAAGAAAATGCAAAAAGTGTAAATCAAAACTTAGCATATATCATAATGAAAGCTTTTGCTCTAGTTGTGAAAAGTCTATAAATTTAGAATCTAGAAATAATTTGTTAAGGATGATTGATGACATTAGCTAGTCTTGTAAAAACAAAGGCCAACAGAGTTTTAGGAATAGATGCCTCTACAAACTCAGTAGCTTTTTGCCTTATGGAAAATGACAAGCCTTTAAAATGGGGCAAAATAAATTTAGTTGGTGCAGATATATATGAAAAAATATATAACGCAAAGGTAAACACCCATGCCATGCTAGAAGAATTAAGTTCAGATTATATTGCAATAGAGGGAGCGATACTTGTCAAATCGCCAGATGCTGTGATAAAATTGTCTTATGTCTATGGAGTTGTTATTGCTGAGCTTATGTCTACTGGTGCTGAGGTTATTACAATTAGCCCATCCTCGTGGCAGGCATTCATTGGTAACAAGAATCCGACAAAAGATGAAAAGTCTGCAATAAGATTAGCCAACCCAGGTTATGCAGATTCGTGGTATAAAACTCAATTAAGAAATATGAGAAAGCAAAGAACGGTAGATTATTTTAATAATAAGTATAATTTATCAGTAACAGATTTTGACGTAGCAGATGCATTCGGCATTGCTCATTATGCAAATAAGGTGTTAACGCAAAGATGATTCCTAAAAATTTATTTCAAACATATTACTGTGACTATAAAGACCTGCCCAGTTATGTAAAAAATTGTACGGAAACATGGCAGCAGAACAACCCCGACTTTAATTATATTTACATGAGTGAAACTGAATGTCATAAATGGTTGTTAGAAAATTATGACCCTGTTTATGCAAGAGCTTACGAGATGCTTAAGCATAAAGCTATGAAGGGAGATTTGTGGAGATACAGTATTGTAAATAAACTTGGCGGGATTTATATGGATATAGATAGTGTATGTAGAAGACCTATCTCTGAAGTAATTGATTACGATTCTAATTTTGTTACATCATTAGAGTTAGACAAAAATTCAATGTTTACTCAGTGGGGGTTTGGTGGACAAGCAAACAATAGCATTCTTACCAACCTAACAAATTATATTATAGAAAATGTTATCGACTGGCCAGACAATCAAAATTCTTTAAAAACTGATTTAACTGGACCAGTTTCTTTTCAAAAAGCAGTGGTGAGTGTATTGGGTAGCGACGCCAATCCAATAGTTAATTTAATGGATTCAGTCAACAACCAAGTTGTTGATTTTGGATTAACGTGGGAAGAGCGTATTGAAAGTGCTGTAAAATGTATAAATGATTCTCCTGCTGCACAAAAAGAAAAATTTAAATTGTATACCTTTAACTTTAATCAGGTTGGCAGGCACTTTATGTCTTCGCAGAGGTGGACAGACAACACAATTGGAAGACCAGGGATTATAACTCAAATAATTGGAAGAAAACCTAGACAGATAAATTCTGATTATGCAGAAGTAAAAATATATCTAAAAAATAAACCTGGATATAACTCGTTTGGAGGAGTATAAATGGCATTTGATTTAATTGGCTTAAATCCTACTGGGATTGAGGGAAGACACTTTAGAAGAAACATAACCTCATGGTATCATTTATGGGATAGCATTTCTGATCTTTATCCAGAAATAGCATCCAGGGTCGAGTATGCTTATTCTAATGATGGAGATATTCTAGACAAAAAGTCTTGTGAAGAGTTGGCAACGCTAATATCTCAAGATATAGAAAACGGAGCTATAAACCATTATTGTTATCAAAACTTTGTATCAAAAAAAATTATATCTCCACAATATGCAGACTACTATGATTTTTATTTATTTTTAACTCAATCAGGTGGATTTAAAATATGTTAAAGCTTTATCAAAATAGAGACTGGTTGCATAGAAGATATGTTGTTCAAAGAAAAAATGTGACAGAGATAAGCAAAGAATGTGGTGTGTCTGCTATGACAATACAAAGATATTTAGAAAAGTTTGGGCTGATTAAAAAAAGATGACTAACTCAGAAGCTTTCGACAACATTTATTTGAATAACACTTGGGGATTTAAAAGCGGTGCTGGATCAAATCCAGTATTTGCTAAGCCCTGGATTGACCTTGTCAACTATTTCCTATCACGAAAAGATGTTAAAACTGTAATTGATGTAGGTTGCGGAGACTGGAGAATAGGTAAATGTTTGAATTTAGATGGTAAAGATTATACTGGGATAGATATAAGTTCAGTAATTTTAGAGGAAACGTCTTTAAACTCTAAAGAAAATATTAAGTTTATACACGGAGACTTTGAAACATTAGAAATACACGATGCAGATTTAATAATAATTAAAGATGTATTGCAACACTTGACAAACTCTTCTATATATAATATTATTAACAAAATTATGAGTAAGGCTAAATATGCTTTAATTTGTGATGATATGGATAAGGATGATGTAAGTAATAATAATGCAGACATTATTCCAGGATTACACAGGTTTATTGATTTATCTGCAAAACCTTTCGGATTTAATTTTATTAAGTTAGAATATTTTAAAGGAAAAAATATTAGTTTATACATTAGAGATGAGGACAAGTAAATGCTAAGACCAGTGTTTGAAGATGTATCAGAGTTTAATTGTAGTGATTTATATTTGCACTCTGTAGGTGCTCCATCTGGAAATAAAATCTGGGAGGCATGCCATGAGATTGCCCACATGCTTATTGATAAGAATATATCATATGGAGATTCAGCCTTAAACCCAATTAGAATATTTTCTACTACGGATGCAACAGAACAATTAAAAGTTCGTATAGATGATAAATTGAATAGAGTAAAAAATAATCAAGGGTACGCTGGGGACAATGACATTGATGATCTTATTGGCTACCTTATTCTGTATAAAATAGCTAAATCTAGTTGATTTTTTAGTCGACTAGAAGTATAATGTATATATGACAGAAATAGAGCCGTCAATCCATTTTGACAGAATGAACCAGGTTGTTGAGGAATTACTAAAAGGTAGCACTCCAACTCAAATTGCAACCATAACAGGATTTAAAAGAGCAGAAGTTATTGCTTTTATTGATGAATGGAAAGACGTTGTAAAAAATGATGTTAGCATTAGAGATAGGGCAAAAGAGGCAATCTCTGGAGCAGACCAACACTATGCCATGCTCATCAAAGAAGCTTGGAAGACAGTAGAAGATGCTGATCAATCTGGACAGCTAAATGTTAAGGCTGGTGCATTAAAGCTAATAGCAGACATTGAAACAAAAAGAATAGCCATGCTACAATCAGTCGGTGTTTTAGAAAACACAGAAATTGCTTCTCAAATTGCTGAAACAGAACGCAAGCAAGAAATTTTAGTTGGAATCCTAAAAGATGTTTCTGCAGAACATCCGCAGGTAAGAAAAGAAATTATGCGTAGGCTAGCACAAATAACTGGAGTTGTAGAGCCAATAGAAATAATACAGGACGCCGATGTCGTTTGATTTTTCAGATTTAATTGATATATTAGATGGCGAAGAGTTTGATGAAAAACCAGTTGATCTAAAAACTTTTGTTACAAGCCCAAAGTATCTTGGCTTGCCACCTTTATCTGATATGCAGTATGTATTAATTCAAAAAAGTTCTCAGATATATAAAGAATCAACTCTTCAAAAATTATTTGGAGAAGTAGAAGGATCTGCCTTTTATAAACAAACTTGCACAGAAGTAATTGCTCAACTAGGTAAAGGATCTGGAAAAGATTATTGTTCAACCATTGCTGTTGCATATATAGTATATTTACTATTGTGCCTAAAAGATCCAGCAACATATTATGGTAAGCCTCCTGGAGATGCAATTGATATTATTAATATTGCTATTAACTCTCAGCAAGCAAATAATGTTTTCTTTAAAGGATTTAAAACAAGAATTGAAAAGTCTCCATGGTTTAATGGCAAATATGAGTCTAAAGCTTCAGAAATAAAATTTGATAAAGCTGTTACTGTGCATTCTGGTCACTCTGAAAGAGAGGCTTGGGAAGGATACAATGTTCTCGTTGTTATCCTAGACGAGATATCTGGATTTTCAATTGAAAGTACAACTGGATATGATCAGGCAAAAACTGCTGATGCAATATATCAAATGTATAGAGGATCTGTTGATTCTCGTTTTCCAGACTACGGCAAGGTCATACTTTTGTCTTTTCCTAGATTTAAAAATGATCCTATTCAAAAATTTTATGACTCTGTTATTGGAGAAAAAGAAATTATTATTAGAAAGCATAAGTTTAAAATGGATGAAGATTTGCCAGACGGAACCGAAGGCAATGAATTTGAAGTTGAGTGGGAAGAAGATAATATTGTTTCGTATTTAATTCCAAAAGTATACGCATTAAAAAGACCTACATGGGAAGTAAACCCTACTAGAAAAATTGATGACTTTAAAACCGCTTTTTATAAAGATCAGCTAGATGCACTAGGAAGATTTGCATGTATGCCTCCAGAAATGATTGATGCTTTTTTTAAGTCTAGAGAAAAAGTAGAAAAAGCCTTCAACAACACTGGACTTGCTATAGACAGCTTTGGCAGAATGGAAGAATGGTTTGTCCCAGATCCAGAAAAAAAATATTATATTCACGTAGACTTAGCACAAAAACACGATCACTGTGCAGTAGCAATGTCTCACGTTCAAAAATGGGTAAACGTTAAAGTTACAAATGAGTATTCCCAGCCAGCACCCATAGTTACTGTAGATGCGGTAAGATATTGGACTCCTACCCCAGACAAATCTGTTGATTTTACAGAAGTTAAAGATTACATACTTGCTTTAAAAACTCGTGGGTTTGATATAGGCGTGTGCACATTTGACCGATGGAACTCTCACGACATGATGCAACAGCTAAAACAATATGGAATTAATACAGAAATTTTATCTGTAGCAAAAAAACATTATGACGACATGGCAATGATTGTTTTAGAGGAAAGACTGCAGGGGCCACACATCCCTTTGCTAATAGATGAATTATTACAGCTTAAAATTATGAGAGATAAGGTTGATCACCCAAGAAAGGGCTCTAAGGACTTAGCGGATGCTGTATGCGGATCAATTTTTAATTCAATCAGTAGAACAAGGCCCGATTTAAATAAAGAAATTGATATACATACTTACGAATCAATGTCTATGTATGATGATTTTAGTAGAGATAGGTCAGATGTTATTAGTACAAACATGATTCGTCCACCCAGGATGCCAGAAAGTTTGTCAAATGTTTTAGAAGGGATGGAGATAGTATGAGTACGTATCAAGAAAAGGCAAAAGAGTGTAAGTGTTGCGGTAAACATGTTCCTCTTCCTACTGTTTTAAAAGACTATAATGGAATTACCGTATGCCCAACAACTTTTTCAAACTGTATGGAATATAAAAGAATCTGGAAGTCTTTAGGGCATAGGCCAAATGGCTCAGTTAGGAAACATTTTTCTGAGTATGTTCAAAATTTAGTTGAACAGGAAAATTTGAATGAGTTATAATGAATGGTTTTTAAATCCACTAGGAGATATATCTTTAACAGATGAAAACTATAATACACTTCTATATAATAAAATAGACAAGGGCAATTTTAGTTATTTAAAAACATTAGGTCGGTCTGGCCTCAAGCATGATTTTGTAACATATGATTATAATTCTCACGGATACAGAGGATTAAAATTTGAAAAATCAAAAGATTTTTTAGCTGCAGGATGCTCGCAAACATTTGGAGTGGGTGTAGAAGAACAATTTATTTGGCCTAGTATTTTGTCTAAAAGAATAAATGTAGAAATACCTAACTTATCGATTATTGGAGGTTCAATACCATCTATAGTTAATAATTTGTTTGCATACTTTAAAGAATTTGGCGCACCAAAAACTTTATTTTTATTCTTACCAGATCCATACAGAATGCAAATACCTACTCAGAGAAAATATATAACGTCAGATCACATTAGAGAAGAAGATCCTAGAGAACCAAACCCAGAGTATTTGACTTGTTTGTACCTCCAAAGAAATAAAAGAAGAGAGTTTGAAAAGTATCAAAAGATGCCATTTGACCTAGAAAGTATTTTAACGCCAGACATTCCATTTTTTTATAGCATGAGAGCAATAGAAAATTTAATACAATACTGTGATAATTTTAATATAAAATTAATTTGGTCTAGTCATGACATGGGATTTAATTCAATGATGTCTAGCGCAAATTATAAAAATTATGTAGACTCAGAAGAACATATGTGGAATGTAGAAGGTTATTATGGGAAAGATCCTTTTGGTTATGAAAAATTTATTACAACAAAAACCGTTTATAACAAAACTGAATGTCATGAAGATATAAGAGACCTAGATCCAAGAATATTTGAGCGAGGAACAGATGGATCTCACTATGGGACACACCAGCACTACCACATTGCAGAAATTTTTGAAAAGGCTTTTAATGATTAAACAATTTATATATAGAATAATGTATATTGTTCAAAAAATTAAAATTAAACTTTTTAAAAAGAATAAAGAAAATAGAAGGTATATATACTAATGATAATAATGGGTATTAATGAAACTTCTCACGATGCCTCTGTTTCTTTAATTAAAGACGGCGAGATACTCTTTGCGGGTCATTCGGAAAGATATAGTAGAGAAAAAAATGATTGGTATGTAAATGATTCTTTAATTAAAGATGCATTAACATATGGCTTTCCAGATAAGATAGCCTATTATGAGAAACCCCTTTTAAAAGCCTCTAGGCTGATTCTAAGGGGTGGTTCTAGCGATTGGAGGCCAAGGTATACAGTTAGGAACATCTTTGGCAGGGCGGTGCCTCAAACATCGTTTAAGCACCACTATTCGCATGCGGCAGCTGGATACTATACCAGCAAATTTAAAGATGCGGTTATAGTAGTACTAGACTCTATTGGAGAATATAACACCTCAACAATATGGGTTGGCGAAGGTGAAAAAATAAAATCTATTTATAAAAACAATTACCCCTTTAGCTTTGGACTTTTTTATTCTGCATTTACAGATTTGTTAGGACTAAAGCCAAACGAAGAGGAATATATTATGATGGGTATGGCGGCATATGGAGATCCAGATAGATATTTTGATCAGGTAAATTCTTATTTCCCTTCTATAAAACATCAAAAATATAATTTTCATAAAGGAATTATAGATTTTGATTGGGGCCACGTCCCTTGTTTTGCAGGAACAGAAGGTACTGGATATATAGGAGAATGGTTTCAGAAAAGAAAGTTCGACCTTGCAGCAGCAGTACAAAAAGTTTATGAGATAAGATTATTAGAGTTTATGAGATATGCTAAAGCAAAAACTGGAAAAGAAAATTTAGTGTTTATGGGTGGGTGTGCATTAAATTGTTCTGCAAACACTCGGCTATGGGAAATTTTTAGTGACATATGGATTATGCCAAGCCCAGGAGATTCTGGCAGTTCATTGGGTGCTGCAGCAGCATTGTATGGAAAGCATATAAATTGGACAAGCCCATATCTAGGGCATAAACTAGGAAATGATTATCCTACACAAGAGTTATTTAAAAAGATAATGTCAGATGGCATCGCTGCTGTTGCTTCTGGCAGATCAGAATATGGCCCGAGAGCTTTGGGGAATAGAAGTATTTTAGCCGATCCAAGAACAATTGATATTAAAGAAAAGGTTAATGAAATAAAACAAAGAGAGCAGTATAGGCCTTTTGCACCAGTTGTTTTAGAAGAGTTTGCAAGCGAATGGTTTGATATGAAATTTTCATCTCCATACATGCAATATGCAGTTAAATGTAAGTATCCAGATAGAGTTCCATCCGTTGTTCACGTAGATGGAACTTCTAGGGTCCAAACAGTAAATAGAGATCAGCATCCAGGTCTACACATGCTTTTAAGAAAATTTTATTGGGAAACTGGTGTACCAATGTTATTAAATACAAGTTTAAATGTAAAAGGTCAACCTATTGTAAATGATCTTAATGACGTTAAACAGTGGGAAGAATATTATGGAGAAAAAATATATGTCTGATAGAAGAAATAATCCTTGGCAACGCTCTGGTAAACTACATGGAACAATACAAGATGCCATATTTGGTAATTTTGATAATGATTTTGAGATGAATGATTATAAAAAAAGAGCTATGTATTTAAGTAATTTGGGAGAAGAAAACTCTGTGTCATATATTCATACTGGGTACAGGCATGATATACTATATCATCATAACAGGATGCACTATAGGTGCGAAGAGTTTGATAAAAATGTTGACATATTATTTTCTGGGTGCTCAATGACATATGGATATGGGGTTCCAGTAGAACTTACTTTTCCACATATTGTGGCTAATAGGCTAAATTATTCTTATGCAAATATTGGCCTATTGTCTGAATCAGTATCGTCTCAGGTCAGAAGAACATTTGCCTATTTTAAAAAATATGGACATCCAAAATATCTATACGCAGTATACCCAGATTTTGGAAGAATGGAATTTCCAACAAACGTTAAAGGGTTTATTACTGGAGTTCAAAGAAAGGTAACAAAGCAAGATATTACAGACAGAAGCAATAATTTAACGGCATGGCTTCAAAGAAATTTTTTACAAAATGCACATATACCTGGAAATTTATCTGGCTTAAAACTTTCTGCCCAACCTCATATAGCAGAAGAAGTTATTGTTCCAGAGATACCTCATTTTTATTCTTCTCAACTAATATTAATGTTACAACAGTATTGTGATATAGCGGGGATAAAGTTTGAGTGGACTACTTGGGACCAAGATCAATATAATATTATGTCTCAGTTTGAAGATTTCCCTAATATATTTAATATTAATATGGACAAATGGATTCCAGATTATGACAACATGGTAGACAACTATACAGATGACTTAAACTGTCATAAAGAAATGCGTGACTCACTCGGAACCCTATTTGAATTTGGAATGGATAGGGAGCATGGCATAGACCATGCCCACTGGGGAGCTCATAGGCACTCACATGTTGCAGATATAATCGTTTCTAGAATAAAAGAAATCCCTGTTGACTAAAAATATTCATGGATATATAATGAACATATGGATGACTCTATGGACTATGACTCAAAGCTAAGCCACTATATCGAAATTGGTGCTATATCAATTGAAGGAGTAGATTCAAACGGTGAATTAATACTTTCTGTTACCGAAAAGGCTAAAGAATTGGCTCCAGATTTATGGCAAGCTCATATAGAATACGTAGACAAACAGCTAATTGATTTGTATGAAAAAGGATTAATTGAAGTCGAGTATAATGAAAATTTAGAGGCAACGTTTAAACTTTCTCCCAAAGCGGCAGAAGACATAAAAGATAAAGGTATATGGTTTATAGATGGAAAAGATGAATAATATTGTTATCCCGCTTGCGGGAGAAGGCAAACGCTTTGCAGATTTTGGATACGATGTGCCTAAGCCTCTTATTGTGGTTGATGGAAAAACTTTAATTGAACACGCAGTAACAACAATTGGAATTCCTGGAAGATTTATTTTTATTACTAAGAAATATAAAAATGAAAAATATAATCAACAACTTACAGATATATTAAAATCGTGTGCTCCAGATTGTATAGAAATAAAAGTTGATGTTAAACACCGTGGTGCTGCAGATGCCGTAATGTTTGCTAAAAAATATATTGACAATGATAATCCACTTTATAACGCTAATTGTGATCAAATACTTGATTGGGATGCGGAAGAATTTGTAAATACAGTAACAAATAATGGATGTGATTCAGCAGTAGTTTTGTTTAAATCTAGAAGCCCTAAACATGGATATGCAGAAATTGTAGATAATAAAGTAACTAAGTTAGTAGAAAAAGATCCCATAACAGACCATGCAATGGTCGGATTTCATTATTGGGCAAAAGGATCTGATTTTGTAAAGTCTGCCGAAGCACTATTAAACAATGATGGTTCAGACGAAGTTTATATCTCACACACAATAAACGGGATGGTAAATGATGGATATTATGTTTATCCTTATTTTATTCCAAACAACGAATATATTAATTTAGGAACTCCAGATGACGTGGCTTTGTATTTAGGAAAAGTTAAAGAGTTTTACACAGAAAAACCTAAAACAATATTTTGTGACATAGATGGAACAATAATTAAACACGCTCATATGTTTAGCGAGATAAGCAAACATAAATCAGAGGCGCTTGCTGGTGTAGTTGCAAAGTTTAATGAGTGGGACGCTAAAGGCCACAAAGTAATTTTAACTACTGCAAGAAAAGAGTCTGCAAGACAGGGGACGGAAAAAGCTTTAGAGGAGCTCGGGCTTTCCTGGGACCTTTTGATTATGGGTGTAACCAGTGGAACTAGAGTTTTAATTAATGACAAGTTAAACAGAAGAGATCCAGACAGAGCAATTGCAGTAAGTTTAATTACAGATGGAGGATTTCTTTCAGAAGATTGGGCCAAGTACGGTCTATGAAATTATCTAGGTTAGAAGATACAATCGGAGGTTGGTTTGTAGGAAATTTTCCGCAAGCTGCTTTTCAAACAGATGCTTGTGAAGTTTCATACAAATATCATCACAAAGGAGAGATTTGGCCTACCCATTACCAAGAAAAAGTTATGGAAATTAACTTAATGGTGCGTGGACAAATGAAAATTCAAGACAAGATACTGTTATCAGGAGATATCTTTATAATATATCCGTATGAAATAGCAGATCCAGAATTTATAACTGATTGTGAAGTTGTCTGCGTCAAAATTCCTGGAATAACAAACGACAAGGTTGTAGTAGAAAAACAATGAAGCTTATAGCGCATAGAGGAAATATTTTTGGGCCAAATTTAGATAAAGAAAATCATCCAGACTATATACTAAAAGCTTTAGATTATGGTTGTGATGTTGAGTTAGATTTATGGGTAACAGACAACAATTTATTTTTAGGTCACTCTAGTCCTGATTATGCTATAGACTCAAATTTTATTCAATCAAATGCTGAAAAGTTTTGGGTTCATTGTAAAAACATAGAAGCACTTTGGACCTGCATGTTTAAATTAAAAGACATCAATTATTTTTGGCACCAAGAAGATGATCTTTCTGTAACAAGCAAAAATATTTTTTGGACATATCCTGGCAAACCTTTAACACCAAACTCAGTAATGCTTATTGTAAGTGAAGATGCTCTTAAAACAGAACAGATTGGCGGAGATATATACGGAATATGCACAGATTACGTAGATGAAGTGAAAGGACGCCTGGAAGAATGGAAGAAATGATGCACGGAAGAAAAGCTGCCTTTGAAATGGAATCTATTGAAATGGTTGACGTTCCAGAATCAGTTGGAAAAATATTTAAATTAAAAAATGTTAATTTTACTCCTGCGCCAGGAGATGAGGTAGTTGAGGTTCCAGGCAAAACATTTTTTATTGGTGCTGGATATTACATATGGCACTTCTTGTTTGACGAGATTGCTGCTTACATGTATGTAAAAAAACATGTTCCAGATATAAACGTAATGTGGGTATATCAAGCAGACATTACTTCAAATACAAAAAAAGAATTTTTAGAAGAAATTAAAACTAGATCTTTTCATAATGAAAATACAACTGGCATAGAGGTCCATAAGTATTTTGAAGATATTATGAGAATTTTTGGAGGTCAAGACTATGTTTTTTGCCCTAAAGAAAGAACAGTAAATTATCATTTTGATGAAGTGTATGTTGTGTGGGATCCAATGAGCCTACTAACTGAAACAAAACATAAATTTTTACAGCTTGGAAGCCACTGGTCAGGAGTTCCATTTGCTTGGTGGACCAGATGGAATTGGTCAGAGGGCGATAGATTTAATGGCGATATATTTGAGCATCAATGGTGGAGAAATATAGGAATAGCAGAAATGAGAAGTTTATTTTTAAAAGAATTAAAGTCGTATCCAGTTGTCCCACATAAAAAAATTTTTATATCTAGAAGGGATGCTGACACAAGGTACAGCAAACAAATACTAGATCAGGAAACTAGAGAGTCATTTTTTAGGTATGTAGACCCAGAAATTAATAACAAAATTGAAGATTACTATATTAGTCGTGGGTACCACCCAGTAAATTTTGAAGGAATGTCTTATTTAAATCAATTAAACTACATAAGAAATGCCACGCATGTTGCTGGTCTTATAGGGTCTGGACTTACAAGTTTATTTGTTGCAAAACCAGGATGTATAGTTACAGAAATATTAGTAAATAAAAAATATAATTTTAGCTATAAATTCCTTGCAGAACTTGTGCCATTTAAATTTAATAGGATAGATTTAAGACTGCTTGTGGGAACACCAGATAAATTTGATGAAGTCTTTAAATTAAAGACAAGCTATGTGGAATCTCTGGAGGAAAGTTATCAAAAATATAATCCAAACAATTAATTTGTTGGACATTTTTCCAGTTAACGAAAGCACATTTTGTATAAGGTTTCCCAACATTCAATACTCTTCTTATCCAATGGAGCAAGGAGAATACCCATTAATACCAGACATAAGCCTTGAGCCAAACTTAAATCAAGACGTGCTAGTTCTTCCTTATGCCGAAAAATATTTTCATACATTTTTTGAATATATGCCTAAAATTTTATTTTTAAAAAATATTAATCCAGCATTCACGGTGATATTTGTTGCTAACAATAAAGAATATTATGATGAAGAAAACAAAATATTTTATTCTTGGAAAAAAACTATAGGCTCTCACAGAGAAGATCATTTTAAAGATTTTTTAGATAGATCTCAGATTAGATATATGTGTACGTATAAAGACTCTGATTTTTTTAAAAACATGATTGCTCGCTCTGGTTATATATTTTATGATTCAATAAAAAAAATTCATATGAAAAGATGGCACAATGATTTTTATAAATTTCCAAGCTCAATATCATATTTCCCTACCTGCTCACAAACCACGGAAACTCTGCTTCCAATGATAAAGTATTTAAAGGGTATTGACAATAAAGAAATAGTGTCTTTTAGATCTATATATATATCGAGAAAAAATTTTCCAGAAAGATCTTTAGAGAATGAAAAAAAATTAGAAGAATTTATGGTTAGTATGGGTTACGAAGTTTATTGCTTTGAAGATATGAGTATTTTTGATCAAATAAGATTAGCAAAAGAATCAAAAAGAATTATTATATTAAATGGGTCTTCTGCTGCAAATTGCGTTTTAGCAAATCCAGGAACAGAAGTAATTTCTTTTAATAATGGAGCAGAGATTGTTGATATTTACGAATCGGCTTGTAAATTGTATAATATAAAATATAACTTAATAGAAATGCCAGACAATAATGCAGAGTGGATTATTGATTACTTAAAGAAAAATAATTTAGACAAGCCTTTGTAGCTCAGAGGACAGAGCAGGACTCTTCTAAGGTCTTGGTCGCAGGTTCGACTCCTGCCAAGGGCGCATTTGGGGATTAGCTCAGCAGGCAGAGCGGGAAGCTGTTAACTTCTAGGTCATAGGTTCGAATCCTATATCCCCAGCAAGTATTAGGGCATAAAGTAGCCAGGGTGCGGGATTAAACAATCCATGTATGCATATCGTGTGCCAGATGTAACCTGAAATGTTTGATGAGAGTATTGTTTGTCTACTTTAAAGATTAACAAGTCGTTCTCTTCTGGCTTGTATTTAAAATTAAGTTTTGGAAAATTAATTTCTCCACCTTCAAAATCTCCAATGTACAAGGCTATTTTGTAGTATGCAATAGGATTATCATTAATGTAAAAAGAAGTGTTGTCATTTATCTCAGAAAATTGTCCAGACTTTAATCTTACAAAATTAGCGTGTTGATACATCCAGTATTCTGGAGCAAAATAATTAAATATTGGGTCGTGAAATTGATTATCTATAACATCAAGGCTACACTTATCTCCCCAAAAAGTTTCTTCGATATCACCAATTTCATAGTTACCATGTTGATGCCAATCATTTTCTTCAAATCCATTAAGCTTATCTCTATATATTGATAGCATTTCTGGGTCTAAATAATTTTTAATTAAATATATTTCTTCAAACAGTTTAATTGTTTTTGGATCAGATTTAAATCTGGGCTCAGTTGCGAGCATCATCTGCCGTCCAAAGGTCTCCAAGAAGCCATCTTCCAATAGACTCTTCAGATCGATCATTTACGTACTTAAAATATTTATCGCTCTTATAGTTATAAAAAGTTCCTGGAGCCATATCGTATTTTGTTGCAAAGCAAGAGAAGGCGTATCTCACACCACTGGTTACTGGTTTTGTTCCATGAAAGTATGGACCCTCTGCGCCATGAATAACCACATCTCCTGGTTCTGGCTTATAAATTAGTTCTCCAGGCATACATTCAATATCGGCATTAGGCTTTAATGTACCATCTGGTAAAAAAGCTGGGTAATAAACTTCTCCGCCTTCAAATTCAGATAAATATGTTACTACTCCGTAATCAATTAGGCTACATGTGCCATAAGTATCTTCCTGAGTTAATTCGTGAGCTTTATCTTTTCCAGGATTATCTGCATGTAGAAACATTCCTTCATGTCCAACTCTAGATGTGATTACCTGAGACTGAGGATTAATTACGTAATCTGGGTAGAGCAATTCAGAAACATGCTCCCACAAATCTATAATTCCAGGAACTGGGGGACTCATTTTATCGTCATACCAAGGAATCGCATTACCTTCTTCTTTAAAAGAGTCTGGGTTAAATGTATCTAATATTTTAACAAATCTATCGCACATTTCACGAGGAACGTATCCTTTGAATACGTATATTCCTTCGGTTAATTTGGTACATCCTGGCTTATCATAGAACATATATATATTATAGCATGGCTTAAATTCGAGCCTTCCTTCGCTATAAATAAAATGCTATAATGTATGAATGAGTATAGAAAACCATAAATGGGTTCGCCTGCCTAACGGAGACGTAAATGAGGCATATATTGACCACAACACCCACAAGGGTCCTTTTTGCGTAAACTGCTCTAAATTTTTTTGTGTGCAGTGTGAAAAAGAATTGGGATTAAATAGTAGCGGAGCTGCATCTGATTTGTCTGTAGATTACTATTTGCCTAAATGCGAAGCAAATATGGATAACGAAATAGAAGCATGGTCTCCAATTGGTGGAGAACTAGCAGTTTCATTAATAGAAAGAAAAGTGCATGCCTAATCCAGTATACGTTAAAAATGATATCTTATTGATAGAAGATTTTTTAACTCCAGAAGAAACAAAAAGCTTATTTGATTTTGCAAATAATCCAGATGCAAATTGGTCATATCAATATGATCAAGATATCGCAGAACAAGCTACACAGGGTGGTAAATTTAAAGAAGGCGACCCAGAATATGATGCAGTTATTGCAAAGAAAAACACTTTTTGGTCCGACAAAATGCTTGCTATAAAGTTTCCAGCTTTACAAGAAGATCTAACAAAAAGAACCTTAGCTGTCTTTGATAATAAGTATAGAATTAATCAGATTGCAAGAATTCAGAGACAATACCCTGGGTCAGAGCTAAAACAACATCACGATCAAGGTTACGATCTAAGTTTACAAAGAGCGGTTATTATTTACCTAAACGATAACTATGAAGGCGGAGAAATTTATTTTACACAACATGATGTTAGACTAAAGCCAAAAGCTGGCTCACTTATAACTTTCCCAGGAACAGATGATTATCTGCACGGAGTTGCAATAGTTCTACCAGGCGAGACAAGGTACGTAATCAGTACCTTTGCTTTCAATAAATAGGAGGTATTAAAATTTTAAAAGTATCAATAATTGGATGTGGATTTGTAGGGGCCAGGCTTGTAGAAGACATAAACTCTGAAAGAGAAGAAGAGTTTAATCTGTTAAAAGAAGAGCAAGGCGCAAAAATTGTTTTGAGCACTGTTTTAGTTAAAGATGTTTCAAAATATTCTGGAAGTACACCAGCTAACTATACCTCTAATTTTAACGATTTACTATCTGATGATGCAGATCTTGTAATAGATGCTAGCAATAACTCAACATCTGATTGGGCTACAGGACCATTAACTGAGCTAGCTAAGGCTGGGAAATCTGTAGTAATTTTGAACAAACCATTGCTTTCTAAAAATATAAGTCTGTTTGGAGAATTAGAAAAAACTTACGGGGTAAAATTTTTAATTAATGCTTGCATATCAAAGAATGCTCCTATTAACGTTAATCCATTAAACTATTTATATGAAGGTAATAATCGCATTGAACAACGTGGGCATTCTTCAATCGAGGTCTGCAGGTCAATTTTTGAAGAAATTTTATATTTTTACAATAAATAAAATATGATATAATTATTACAGGACGCCCATAAGGGGTCCTAATTAACTTATTCGCTTGAAGGAGGAATAAAATGGTAACAACATTTGCATGGGACCTTTTTAAGGACCCATTTTTTATTGGGTTTGATAGAGCCCTAGATACATGGAATCATGTACAAACAGTATCTGGGTCTACAAATTACCCACCATATAACGTAATCAAGGTAGACGAAGACAACTTTGTTGTCGAGTTAGCTGTTGCTGGATTTTCTAAATCAGATATTGAAATTTCAACAGCAGATGGCAAACTCATTGTAAAGGGAGAAACAGAAGCGGAGAATAACGATTCGAAGTTTATTCACCGTGGTATTGCTGCTCGTAAATTTACTCGTGAGTGGGCACTTGGCGAACATATGGAAGTCAAGACGGCTGAACTTAAGGATGGAATGCTAAAGATTGATATTGAACGCATTCTTCCAGAAGAAAAGAAGCCAAAGACTATCAAAATCAAATAAGGTATAATAGTAGTCTGCACCCCGTCACTGGGGAGTCGCAGACTATTCGGGTCGCTACCCGAAGGATACACCTGAGCATGTGTATAAACTGCTCCTTAATTTTAAGGAGAGTGAAGTAATGCCCATTTATGAATACAA